AGACGAGGCGCTACAGTGACCACTAAAATGCCGATATTGTCCATGCCACTACCTGACGGTGGGCAAGTGGTGTGCAGGGTCGATGCGATTACAGCGGCAACAACAAACACACGCAATGACGACATGACTGACGTTTATATCGACGTAGCCTGTCCCGAGGGGATTACGATAGATGTGGATATTGAGTCGTTTACTACTTCTTGGCTTACGGCTTTGCTCGCAAACATTGAAGACTGGAGGCTACCCAGTGAAATGCACTGACTGCGGCACAAGCATGAGGCCACAATTCACAGGTGACAACGGCAAGCTAAGAGGCTGGTTTTGCGATTGCGGCAACTGGGAGAAAGCCATCTTGCGCGAGCGACAATTTACCAAAGAGACGTACTATGGCGATAAAGCGAACCAACGCTGACATCTGGTGCAGTAAAGCAGTGCGCCTTCGTGATGGTGCTTGTGTGCGCTGTGGCAATACAGAGACGAATCAGGCCATGCATATATATGGCCGTAGGAGTAAAGTGGTTCGCTACTCCCTCGATAATTTGCTGACTGGCTGTTACACCTGCCACCGCCTGTTCACCGAGTCGCCAATCATGTTCGCTGACTTCTGCAACGAGTATCTCGGCGAAGGCCATATGGACATACTGCGAGAGAAAGCCCGTGGCTTCATGAAAGACAACAAAGCTACTCGCGATGAGATAGCGAAACACTACCGCGAAGAGATACGCAAGAAAGAGCAGAACCCCGACTACGTGATGGTTTCGTATAACTGATTGCCTATGTGCTATAATAGCAGGGCAACAGGAGGATGTTGTCATGTGTGTACAGAGCCAACGGCAGTATTTTGCAGAGCGGCACCACATCGTCGTTACTGACAAAACCGCAGAGCTACTTGCTCGACTAGGTAGAGAGAAAGGCGTTGACGAGGAAACCTACCTTAAGCGCCTGTCTCGCCATCCCAACGAAGACCAATTCATTGCAGAAATCGCCCGTTACTACGGGTAACTAAACTGCCTGAATTGTCACATTGCACCTTTTCCCCCATATTATTTACATAACTAGATAAAAAAGTGCTTGCAAGGGATAAAACTAGCTTGTAGATTAGTACTCATAGTCACTGATATGAGGAATCAACGCTATGAAAAACGAAGTAACGGTAAAAGGCGCTTGCGGTAACTGGAAGTATGGTTACATTGCTCGTAAAGGTGAGCGTAATCTTTGGGTTGTTATCACGCCTGTCGGTGATGTTTTTCAAGCAACCCAAAATAATTGTCAGAGCGCATATCAAGACGCGCTTTATCAACACCGTTATCAGGCCGCATAAGCGGCCTTTTGCTGGGGGGCAGATGAGTAAATTTTCAGAGCAAATGACACTGACAGAAGTAGCCGCAGAGATGGGCATTTCACGTCAGAGGGTTAAGCAAATCGAAACAGCGGCGCTGAACAAGCTACGCAATAACGAGAGAGTGAGGGTTTTGTATGAAGGAATTATCGACGGATGCGATGGCGCTAGGCATTATAGCAATCATCTTGATAGTTACGGCGTTCGGGATAGCAGGGCAAGGTGACTACGAAGAGGCGCTCCAGATAGAAAAGGAGTATTGTGAAATGGTGGATTTGTGGGGGCAGACCAATGGCAGAGACGGACATCCCGACTGGCGAAAACTTTATCAGCAGGTTTGTAAGGGCGACTGACGAGGAGCTAGAAAACTGGGTCATCGCAATGCAAGCCGCACAAGCAATGGCGACACGGCATCAGGAAGACATGGCCGTACTATCAGATTACAGGGTGGTCAAACTCAAAACCAATGAAGAGCCGCCCTTAGAAATCGTCCGCTACAGTCCGTAGCACGATGGTGTGAGAAACCCTTTGCCCGTCTTGTACGGGCTTTTTTTTGCGGCAAATAAATACCGCTTATTTATTGTCCGCACCCTTTTGGCATATATTGGTATAATATGTCGCGGGGGACACTATATGTTGCAGACAGTAACAATAGACTGGCGGCCCGTAGTACAGGGCAATATGCCAAGAAATGAAGGTAACTATCTCGTCGCATTCGATGACGGCGCGGTAGAGACATACCCCATGTCAGACCAAGACATCAAACGCGGAGAAGTGAAAGACGGGCAAACTCATGGCCTACTGTGGGCCGAAGGTATACCGTCACCTTTATAAAATATGAGTCTATCAATCGACTATGTACCGACAACGGACTTGCTTCCGTATGCAATGAATTCTCGAACTCACTCAGATGAGCAGGTGGCGCAGATAGCCGCAAGCATCAAAGAGTTTGGCTTTACCAATCCCATACTTATCGACGACGCGGCAGGCATCATTGCAGGCCACGGGCGACTGATGGCGGCAAAGCGTCTTAACCTCAATGAGGTGCCGACGATTACCCTTGAGGGACTGACTGAGGCGCAAAAGAAAGCCTACGTCATAGCTGATAACAAACTGGCATTAAATGCTGGCTGGGATACCGATGCACTGACGGCAGAGCTAAGGCGACTGCAAGAGCTAGACTTTGACCTTGACCTAATTGGCTTTGACTCAGATGAGTTGGCACAACTGCTTGAGCCTGAGCAGGTAGAGGGACTCACCGATGAGGATGACGTGCCTGACGTGCCTGAAACACCTGTAACGGTAGAGGGCGATATATGGGTGCTAGGCAATCATCGGCTTATGTGTGGCAGTGCGACTGACCCTGAAGACATTGAAAAGCTGACGCAGGGTGATTACATCGACTTAATACACACTGACCCACCTTATGGAATGAATGCAGTAAGCAAGTCAGCAGTGTTGTCGAAAAACTATGATGGCGACATTTTGGGCGATGATGATGCAACGGTTGCGAAAGACGCATTTACCCTTATTCATTCGCTATATCCAAATGCCAAGCAAATTTGGTGGGGTGCAAACTACTACTGCAGTGCATTGCCTGACAGCGAGTGCTGGCTCGTATGGGATAAGAACAACGGGCAAAGCGACCAAACAGATTGCGAGCTGGCTTGGGCAAACTTTCGCAGTGTAGTGCGTCAATTTACTCAGGCAAGCGAAAAAACTAACAGAGTGCATCCTACGCAAAAGCCTGTGTCTTTAATGGAGTGGATAATTAAACGCTTTAATTTAAGCGCAAGAACTATTGCCGATTTTTTTGGTGGTTCAGGTTCAACACTAATTGCGGCAGAAAAGCATGGCATTGACGCATACATGATGGAGCTTGACCCTAAATACTGCGACGTAATTATAAAGCGGTGGCAGGATTACACAGGCAAAAAGGCTATAAACGCCGACACAGGGGAAGCCTTCGATGAGTAAGACGGGGCGTCCCCTTAAGGTGTTAGACGATGACCAGTTGCGTGAGGTGGAAACCCTAGCGGCTGTACTAAACACCGACCAAATAGCTGACTACTTTGGAATATCGCGCACGACGTTCTATGAAATGCGTAAACGCGACGACCGCCTTTCCGAACACTATAAAAAGGGGCAGGCCAAAGCTATAGCTGGTATCGGCTCAAATCTTATTAGCCAAGCCAAGTCAGGCAACACGGCGGCGGCTATCTTCTACTTAAAGACACAGGCAGGCTGGAAAGAAGCACAACCCGAGGCGCAAGACTTACCGCCCGTCGTTATCAAGCTGACACGCGATGATATTGACGAAACCGCAGACTAAAATATTCGACGACACGTCACGCTTCCGCGTTGTCGTAGCTGGCCGTCGATTTGGCAAGACATTTCTAAGCACAGCGGAACTCCTCAACCGCGCACTAATCGCCAAAGACCAGAACGTCTGGTATGTGGCTCCGACCTATAAGGCGGCAAAGGAAATAGCGTGGGAAATGCTCATTAGCCAAATACCGCCCGAATACATTGCCAAAACTAATGAGACGGCGCTGACTCTCAGCCTGCTAAACGGCTCAACCATTTCGCTTAAGGGCGCAGAGAAGCCTGACAACCTACGAGGCCGCTCGTTAAACTTTGTCGTGCTAGATGAGTTTGCCGATATGCGCCCACAAGCATGGTACGAGGTGCTTAGACCCTCACTCAGCGATAGGGTTGGCTCTGCTGTTTTTATTGGCACACCTAAAGGGCGCAACCACTTTTATGACCTGTACGGCAAAGGAGTAGATGGTGATGAAGGATGGAAGTCTTATCAGTACACGACCATTGAGGGGGGTAATGTCGAGGCAAATGAGATTGCGAGCGCGCGAGCAGACTTGGATGAGCGTACCTTTCAGCAAGAGTACGAGGCGCAATTCGTCAACTACAGCGGCATCATCTACTACGGCTTTAAGCGTGAGGAATCTGTCCGACGACACACTGATGACCGTCATGTCATACACGTCGGCATGGACTTTAACCTAGACCCGATGTCTGCTGTGCTGATGACACGCAAGGGCGACACGCTCCATATCTTCGACGAAATTGTGATGTTTGGCTCGAATACCGATGAGATGGTCGCAGAGCTTCGCGAACGCTACGGAAATGGTACAATAGTGATATACCCTGACCCTGCGAGTCGGCAACGTAAGACAAGCGCAGGTGGCAGGACAGACCTGTCTATACTGCAGAACGCGGGTTTCGAGGTACGCGTCCGAAACTCTCATGCGGCAGTACGAGACAGAATTAACGCGGTGAACAGTCGCCTACTATCTAACGATGGACAGCGGCGGTTATACGTTGACCCTAAGTGCAAGAAGGTGATTGAGTCATTGGAACGCCATACCTACAAGGAAGGCACCAGTCAGCCCGAGAAGGATGGCTTTGACCACATGAACGACGCACTTGGTTATGCGGTGGAGTATCTATTCCCAATTAGAAAGGCAAACGCGCCGCAAGCCCCGCAGAGGTGGACGTAAATGTATTACGAAGACATTGAATACCAGCACCCCGATTATGAAAATAATATCGCTCGCTGGGAGTTTTACCTCCGAAGCTACATGGGTGGGCAAGACTATAGAGATGGGTCATACCTGACTAGCTACCTCAACGAAGACAAGAACGCCTACAGCAGACGACTAGCACTAACGCCGCTCGACAATCACTGCCGTAATGTCGTGCATGTCTACTCGTCATTCCTGTGGCGTGTACCCCCTACTCGTAACTATCAGCAGATGGAAGGCAGTGCTGACCTAGAGGCGTTTCTAAAGGACAGCAACCTCGACGGGCAGAGCTTTAACAGCTTCATGCGTGAGGCACAGATATGGTCAAGCGTATACGGCCATGTCTGGATTATGCTTGATAAGCCGCAGTCAACAGCAGGCACACGGGCAGAGGAACTGGCGCAGGAGATTCGCCCCTACGTCACGCTAATCACGCCTGAGAATGTCTACGACTGGAAGTACGAGCGAATGCCTAGCGGTCGCCATGAACTGACCTACATGAAAGTTCGTGAGTCAGTAAACCGTATTGACGGCACAACGACCGAGACGTATTTCAGAATCTGGACACGCGAGACGATACAGCTAGTGCGTTATCACGGTGACGAGGCTAACGTCATCGAGACTATCGACAACCCCATCGGCAAGATTCCAGCAGTACACCTACCCTCTAACCGCTCAGTGGTACGCGGCATTGGCATTAGCGACATCAGTGACATAGCCTACATGCAACAGGCTATCTACCAAGAGCTATCGGAAATCGAGCAATTGATTCGCATCTCTAACCACCCAACACTGGTTAAGACCTACGACACGGACGCTAGTGCAGGTGCAGGTGCGGTAATTAACATCAGCGACGATATGGACGGCGCACTCAAGCCGTACCAGATGCAACCCTCTGGCGCTAACCTAGACGCCATACGCGCCTCTATCGAAGACAAGATTGAGTCGATTAACCGCATGGCACACATGGGCGCAGTACGTGGCACAGAGGCAATCACACAGTCAGGCGTGGCAATGCAGACAGAGTTTCAGATGTTAAACGCTAAACTCGCTGAGAAAGCTGACATCCTTGAGTTAGCCGAAGAGCAGTTATGGCAGTTGTGGTGTACATGGCAGGGGCATCCGTTGCACGAGGTAGAGATTGACTACCCTGACAGCTTCGATATCCGTGACTACGATTCTGAGCTTCGCTTTTTACAGCAGACACGCGCAAGCGGCGTTAAGTCTGTCACTTTGCTTCGTGAGATTGACAAGAAGATTGCTGACCTCGTACTGGATGACAATGTACTTGCACAGGCGCATGAGGAGATTGAGACTGCTACGACAGCGGTTGGTGACTTTGCTAAAGAGACTCAGATTTACAAGTACCACATTGATAGCGGCCTAGTGACACCTAACGAGGTGCGCGAGAAGATTGGGCTTGATGAGATTGCTGGCGGCGACCAGTTAGTCGAGCCAGTGCAAACGCTGACTGATGGACAGTGAGGAACTTACACGCGCATTAGAACGGGCGACCTCGGAGCATGAGCGTCGCCTTTTGCTTGCTATAAAGTCGCTACGTCTAAGGCTGACAGATGCGCTTGCTGGCCTTCCGTTACGTGACGGTGTGCTGTTTGACCTAGATGCCGCACTTGCCCTTAGAGCGCAAATAGACGGCCTTGTACGCGATGAATACCTGACGGTCATTGATGACATTATCCGCGAGTACCCTGACGCTGTAGCACTGACGCAGGAGTTTATGGAGCAGTTCGCCGACTTCCGTGTACCGCAGTCAGTCATCGGACAGCTTCAGCAGTTCAGTTTCACGGGTCACGAGGCATTGGCTGACGACTTTGCAGAGGCGTTGTACCAGCAGGTATACAACAACACGCTGTCGGGTACGCCATTCAGCGCAAGTCTTGACGAGCTAAATAGTCTTTTGACCTCTGACTTGCAACGCTACTCAGGCACTATGTTGCACGATGCACTGTTTGAATTTAGCGCTACCTTGGTAGCCGCAAGCGCGGCAGAGGCAGGCATTACCAAGTTTCGTTACGAAGGTGATACGATTGAAACAACGCGGCCCTTCTGTGAAAAGCATGTCGGCAAGGAGTACACGACAGACGAGATTTACGAGATATGGGACGACTCGTGGAAGGGCAAACGCTCTGGCGACCCGTTCCGTGTAAGAGGTGGTTACAACTGTCGGCACTGGTGGGTGCCTGTACCTGAATAGGAGGACGTATGCCGTACCACAAGAAAGACAAGCGCAAGAAAAAGCGCAAGTCACGCTAATTTGATACAATTAACCCTACTCGAAAGAGGATTCGTAACATGAGCGATGAAATCATGGCAGACGCGGTAACTGACGCCGCAGTGGAAACACCAGAAGTTCAGGACTTAAAGACGTTCACGCAAGAAGAGTTAGACCGCATAGTGGCTGACCGTGTTGCTCGCACCAAGCGACAGTACGAGAAGAAGCTAGACGGTATCGACCTCGACGAAGCTAAGTCACTTCTACAACGTCAGCAAGAGGCTGAAATTGAGAAGCAGAAAGAGCGGGGAGAGTTCGAGTCAATTCTGAAGCAGACCGTCGAAAAGAAAGACTTAGAAATCAGGACTTACAAGCAACGCCTCGAAACGCAGTTAGTTGATGGGGCATTACTGTCAGCGGCAAGCCGAAACAATGCAGTCTCGGCAGAGCAAGTCAGTCAGTTGCTACGTGGCTCGGTTCGGCTGTCTGAAGACGGCACCGCAGAGGTTCACGATGCGAACGGAACGCCACGATACAACGACAAGGGCGATGCTCTTACTGTTGACGAGTTGGTCGGTGATTTCTTGTCAACAAACCCGCACTTCGTTAAGGCGTCATCTGGTGGCGCTGGCTCGCAGACTGCGGTAGGTGGTTCCACGTCGAAACCTATGTCGGCGGTAGATATGGAAGCTAACTGGAACAACGGTGGCAAAGAGGCTTACCGTGCAATGATGTTAGCTAAGAAATAAACCGCTTACTTAGGAGACTACAATCATGGCGGCAACTACTAGTTCAACTTTAGACGACCTGTTTGCAAACATCATCATGCAGGCTCGTTTCACAGCCGAAGAGAATTCACTCATGGCTGGCCTTATCACTCGCTACGACATCGGCAACGTAGCTGGTACAACTATTCAGGTACCAAAGTACCCAGCAGTCACTGCGGCTGACTTGACTGAAGGCACTGATATGTCTTCAAGCACTGTTAGCACGTCTGGTGTCACTGTTACTGTCGGCGAAGTTGGTGCGCAGGTATTGCTCACTGACATCGCGGCAATGGGCGCTGGCAACCCTGCACAGGAGCTTGGCACTGTACTTGGTAACTCTATCGCTACTAAGATGGACAAGGACATCATCGCTCTGTTTGATGGTTTCTCTACTTCATTGGGCGGCGCTGGTACTGAGATTACTGTTGCAGACCTGTTCAAGGCGGCGGCAACTCTGCGCAATGCTAAGGCGACTGGCCCTGTCTACGCAGTTGTTCACCCATTCCACGCGTATCAGTTGTCAGCTAACTTGACTAACACCTTCGCAAACCCCAACGGTGGCGACCTACAGAACGAAGCAATGCGCAACGGCTTCGTAGGTTCTATCGGCGGAATCGAGGTTTACCAGTCAGCTAACATCACACCTGACGGGTCAGACGATGCGAAAGGGTGCGTTTTCACCAGAGAGGCAATGTGCATCGCTATGAAGCGTGACTTCAACCTCGAGACTGAGCGTGATGCGTCTAACCGTGCATTCGAGCTTAACGCTACTGCCGTATACGGTGTTGGCGAGCTTGATGACAGCTACGGTGTTGAAATGCTGTTTGACGCGGCACTCTAAGATGTATGCGGCCCTTCGGGGCCGCTTTACTCTGAGGATTATATGGCAGTCACTTATCGAGGTGAACGGTTTGAGGATTACAACGTAGCAAAGACTACGCCACGACATCCCAATAAATCTCATGCGGTATTGGCTCGCTACAAAGGAGTTATCAAGCTAGTTAGGTTCGGTGCTAAAGGCGCGAAGACTTACCCACCAAAAGACGGTGAGTCTGCCCGCGACAAAGCAATGCGAGCGGCTTGGTACGCAAGACATGAAAAGAACCTGCGCAATGCAACACCGCTCGACGCGGTATATTGGTCTGCTAGGATAAAATGGTGACGACATGGCATTTAGCACTGACGACGATTTAGAAGCGATTGTCCCTGACATTTTTGACTTAGGCATTCCAGCGTTTACCGCTGAACATGCAAAAGCACAGGCAGACATTGAGCGTGAGATTCGCAATCGCTGGTGGCACCGTAAGGGCATACAGGGTGAGATGGTTGCAAGCTATTTGACTGAGTCACAGTGGACACGAAGCGCGGCATATCTTGTATTGTGGAAGTACGCATTACCACAGCTAACTAACTGGGTTGATGATGACCGCTTCTTGCAGATGATTGACTTCTATAAAGCGCGTTATGGTGAGGAGTTAGACGCAGTATTCCAAGATGGTGTCGAGTACGACGCAGACAACGACGGCACTGTCACCGACAAAGAAAAAGAGCCTGTAGCGCTTAACCGCCTAGACCGATGATTACTGTAAGCATAGACACAAAGCCTCGCGACCTGCGCAAAATGGTGCAGAAGCTAGGTCGTTTGTTTACCAAGAACCACAAGCGAGCAATGCGCAGAGCGGCGGCAGAAGGTGTCAACCGCATCAACAAGCGCACTAACCTTGGACTTGATATAAACGAGCAACCTTTTCGTCCATACTCTGAAGCATACAAAGGGTTTAGGCAGAGCAAAGGTAGGCCCGTCGATAAGGTTAAGCTGATATTTACAGGCAAGATGCGCGGCTCCATGATGTCAGGGCTACAGGGACAAGACGGCTTGATATTCTTCAGCAAAAGCGCAGAGTCTAAGAAAGCGGCGCTTAACAATCGCAGGCGACCATTCTTTGGCTTGAACCGTAAAGACACGCGCGCTATTCGCGATGTTTACTTTAAAGGACTGAAGATATGAGCGTAAGGGAGAATGTAGCGGCCAACCTAGTCACGACGCTAAAGGCAATATCGACGCCTAATGTGAAGAAGGTGACGCGTGAGCCATTCGACTTTGATAAGCTGTCTAACGCACAGTTTCCAGCAATATTAGTACGCACAGCAAACGAGACACGAGAAGACGCCAGCATGGGCGGCAGTGCTACGAGTCGGCATGGCACTATCGACTATGAGCTAGTTTGCTTTGTGAAAAACAAGAACATCGACACAGCCCGCAATCAGATTGTTGAGGCTATCGACGAAAAACTTGACGATGATAGGACGCGTGGCGGTCACGCTATAGATACGCAGGTTATTAGCGTTGAGGTAGATGATGGTACAATAGACCCCATAGGCGGCGTTATCGTTACCGTTCAGATTCTTTATTCATACACACGCGGCGACGCGTAAGGGAGAAAATTCATGGCTACACATAAAGGCTCAAGCGGTTCAGTGAAGGTTGCCGCTAGTGGTGGAACAGAAGCAGTTGTTGGTGAGGTTCGCTCGTACTCTATTGATGAGACGGCTGACACTATTGAGGACACTGTAATGGGTGACTCAGTTAAGTCATACCTGTCTAGCCTCAAAGACGCGACCTTAACTATCGACGCGCTTTGGGATGACGCAGACGCACAGCACTTAGTGCTTGATTCTGGCGCGGCTATTGACTGGGAAATTCACCCAACTGGCACAGGCACTGGCGAGAAGTACTACGCAGGTGCTGGCATCGTGACTGCTAAGACTATCTCTGCATCGTATGACGGTCTGGTAGAGGCGTCATTCTCTGTGCAGGTATCAGGCGCAATTACTGAGTCAACTAACTAATGGGACTCGCTAAAGAGTTACGAGCGCGGCGCAAGCAGTCTCGCCGTAAAATTAGCGTTGCAGAGTGGGCTGATGATGACGGGCCGTTTAGCCTGTATTGTCGTCCACTTACTTGCTATGACCTCAACGAATTGCAGAAGCGTCATCCACAGGTAATGCAGAACCCTAGCATCGCCGCAATGGTTGACCTGATTGTCATGAAGGCAGAAAGCAAAGATGGCGAAAAGCTGTTTACCTCTGCCGAAGATAAGCTCGATTTAATGGGGGAGGAGACAACCGTTGTCTCAGGTATTGCCAATGAGATGTTTGGCACTATCGAGTCAGTTGAGGATGTCGAAAAAAACTAAGAAGCGGTCAGTCTAGGTTAAATCTCATTGCACTAGCTGACCGCCTACACAAGACTATCGAAGAAGTAGAGCAGATATCGGTTACTGAGTTTCATGAGTGGCTCGCTTACTTCAAGATTATGAGCGAGTCGAAAGATGGCAACTGAGTCTGTAAGCATTGTAATCAAAGCGTTTGACCAAACGCAGAAAGCCTTGCGCGGAATCAAAGCCGCCTTTGGCAAACTCTCCAAAGTATTCTTCAGCTTTAAGACCGCTCTGGTCGGCGCTGTAGGCGCTGGCGGTTTGGGCCTGCTGATTAGTCAGTCGCTAAAGTCTATTGATGTTCTAGCTAAGACGTCGAGCAGGATAGGCACGACGACCGATGCCCTAAGCAAACTGCAATATGCTGGCGAGCTAGCTGGCATAGAAACCAACACCCTCAACATGGCAATGCAACGCTTTGTTCGTCGTACTGCGGAAGCGGCAGACGGCACAGGCGAGGCCGTTAGCGCCTTTAGAAAGCTACGACTAGATGCAGAAAAGTTACAGCAGGTGCCGCTTGATGAGCGTATGAAACTGCTGGCAGAGGCGTTTAAGGAATTAGGTAGCGAAGAAGAAAAGCTAGCCGTCGCGTTTAAACTGTTCGACTCCGAAGGTACTGCTGTCATTAACATGCTCAAGCAGACTGGCGACGAAATGGATGCTGTCTTTAAAGAGGCAGAACAGCTTGGTTTAGTCCTGTCAGAAGAAACAGCGCAAGGTGTAGAGGACGCTAACGACGCGTTTACTCGCTTACGCGCTTTATTCCGTGGCATGGTATTGCAAATAACTGCCGCTGTTGCGCCTGCTTTAGAGTCATTGTTCACGCATTTAAAAAACTTAAAGTTAGAGGCGCTGGACGGTACTGACGGCGTCGAAGGCTTTGCAAGAGCTATAGTCGATAAGTTCCTGTCTGCTGTCCGCTCAATGATTGTTGGCATAGCTCAGGTACACACTGCTTTCAACAATTTAATTTATGACCTAAACGTAGCTGTTTTTGATTTCCGACGCATATTTGGTTTAGATGGCTTGTCAGACGCTGGACAAGAAATGCGTAAGGAAATTATAAGCATAAACGCAGGGTTGCAGGCGATTGCAAAAGCGCAACAAGAAGACACTAATTTTGACCCAGCATATATTTTAAACAAGCTGGGTTACCCCTCTGTAGAAGCGGCAAGGGCTGAAGCTAATCGACTGATTGCAGAAAATGACCGAATTGTCGCGTCACTGCAAAGACCTGTTAAACCCGAAGCACCTGATTATTCTGCATGGCTTGCAGAGTTTGACCGTTTGCGCGCTGGTATTAAAGAAACCACTAGCGATACGGAAGCCGCTATAGCAAACATAACTGTCACTGCGCAAAAGCCGTGGTATATGGGATTAATTAACGGCGTCAAAATGTTTGGCAACTCACTCGATGAGTTAGTCAATGAGAAGCTACCTGACTTGAAGCAGATGGTCGATAGCTTCGCTCTGCAAACCATGAACAACTTTACACAGGCATTTGTGGATGGCGTGACAGGCGCTAAGAAGTTTGGTGACGCTGTCCGTGGGCTAGCAAAGAGCATCGTAGATTCGCTGATAAAAATGCTGGTGCAATACTATCTAACCGAACCGCTGTTTAGAGCATTACAGGGTGGTATTGGGTCGTTCTTTGACGGCGGCAGTTTTGGTAAAGGGTTCATGGATAACCTTAAGACACGGGCAACTGGTGGCCCTGTGTCAGGCGGTACACCTTACTTGGTTGGTGAGCGCGGCCCCGAGCTTATGGTGCCATCAAGTAACGGGGCTGTCGTACCTAACAACGCGCTAGGCGGTGGTGGTGTTACAGTGGTGCAGAACATTAACGTTACGACAGGCGTACAGCAAACCGTACGTGCTGAGATTGCTAACCTACTTCCACAGATTAGCAATGCGGCCAAGTCAGCAGTCGCTGATGCTAGAATGCGTGGTGGCGGCTTCAGCAAGGCAATGGTGGGTGCATAATGGCGGCGTTTCCTAGTGTAGGCATACAGTCGATGACAATGCGGTTGCGCTCTGCAACGGCTATTAGTCAGTCTCCCTTTACCTATGACCAGCAGGTGTATCAGCATCAGGGTGTAAGGTGGGAGGCAGAAGTTACATTGCCACCAATGAAGCGCGCAGACGCAAAGCAGTTAGAGGCTTTCTTTGCGGGCCTACGGGGTCAAGCAAACACCTTTACCCTTGGCAACCCTTTACACAATACGACCGCCACAGGGACAAGCACGGGCGCTATCAACGCGACTACGCTGACAGGCTCATTTACTGGGGCTGTCGCTGGTGACTACTTTGAGATAGGTAGTGCGCTTTACATCATTACAGAAGTAAATAGTTCATCCTCTATTGATATCATGCCACCGCTTCGGGTTGCGGCATCAAGTAGCCCGCTCGACTTTACCCTACCCAAAGGAACGTGGCGGCTTGCCTCTAATGAAATCGGATGGAGCATCAATCAGGCTAGTCTGTACGGTTTCACTTTTGCTTGCGTTGAGGCTATATGAGCAGGTCATTGACATCGGGGATGCAAACGGCAGTTACCGCCGACTTGGTCCGCCCAATAGTCCTCGTCCAGTGTGCATTCGATTCAGGCAATCTGAACCTCTGGAACGGCATCGGCACGCTGACTGTTAGCAGTGTTGACTACGTTGGTGCTGGCACCTTGTTGTCTATCGGCGAGATTGCAGAGTCATCCGAGCTACAAGCCAACGGTCTTACCGTAACCCTGTCAGGGATTACTGACCCATTGTTAGCAAAAGCGCGTGACGAGGATTACCAAGGCCGCGAGCTAAAAGTATTGCTCGGCGCTATGGACGCAAGCAACGGCGTCATCACTAGCCCTGTCGTCATCTTTAGCGGCTTCATGGACACTATGGTCATCAATGACTCGTCTGAGACTGCGACGATACAGGTGGCCGTGGAAAACCGCCTCATTGAGTTTGAGCGCACCCGCGTAAGACGTTACACAGCCGAGGACCAAAAGATTGATTATCCGAATGATAAAGGTCTTGAGTTTGTTGCTGAGATGGCTGAGAAGGAGATTGTTTGGGGACGCGGTCAGTT